GTGAAGCACATCAAACCCCAATCCGTTTGCATTGATTTCACGTTTGCCAGATAATGCATTGTCATTGGGCACCTCCTAGTGTTTGAGCACCAGCATACATGCCGAACATGGACAACATCAATATGGCCAGAACTTGGTGACCTTCCATAACAGCAGGGCCAAAAACAAATGCCATGCAAAACGTAAAGATGCTTATCAGAAACACGATAAAGCCGATTGATGATTTAGTCATTTTCATTTCTCCAAAAGATGGGGAGAGCGGCGCGCCGCTCTCCCGTTAGTGTTAGGCCTTGTTCCAAGCCGCTTCACCAGTGCAATCCAGCACCGAACGTGGGCTGATTTTGTTATCGGTGAAATAGGTGGCGATTGCATCGCCTAGCGCCATGTCCCTATCTGTTGCGCCTTCATCCTTCATGATGCGCCGATAGATGCTAGGCATAACTTCCCACGATAGCAGGAAATCTTGCAAGCTGCGTTTCGTGTTGCCTTTAGGGTTGGACGCCTTGCTGTTGCGGATGCCCAATCCCCATTCTTTAACACGATGCAGGATATTGCGCGCCTTGGCTTTATCCCCGCCGCTGTTGGCTTGGATTGTTTCGCGGATGCTTTCCAGCGATGCCGTGATTGCCTTTTTCCGCGTCTTATCGGATTCGGACAATTCGGACGGGATTGCCTTGGCTATCTTTGCCCAATCGGTGCCATGCTTTTCGCAGAGCTTTAGGTTAAGCGTTTCATTGACGCTTTCGCCCATGTTGGCAACGCGTCCCGCAACAGCAGCGACTTCGCCTAGTGTGCGCTTGGAAAGGATAGCCATCCTATCTTGTGCGCTTTCGGCATCCGCTAGCTCTTTCACGATAGCGACATGGTCAAACACGTTGCTAATTTCGATTGATGCAACAGCAGGAACGATTGCGGCGGCGGTGGTTACTTTACGTGTAGTCATAACATATACTCCAATATAGTTTGTCTAGGCATTATCGCTTTCGACCATTTTGTTATGGCCTAGATTGTTTCGATTTACAATGTCTAATTGTGTCACGCGCTGGAAAGCCGCAGAAAACCTAGGGTTTCCGGTAACATAGGGGTGGGGTCAAGCGTTGCACGTGCAACGGATACCCAGTATACCCCGACCCCCGCTGTGGGAGATAGGATTCCGCTGGCGTCTGCTACATACTATTATGCTCAAACGATCACGCACTTTTAAAAAACCCTGTCATCACCCCGTAGGGATTCGAAACCACAACCCCCACCCCCCTTCGTTTTTCTAGCCAGACACCGCCAACCCGGCATTTAGGAAACACCCCCCGTCGATGGTACCTTGACATCCAAAGCCCACGGGGTGTTATTTCCCCGCGCCTAGTCAGCGCATTTCCTTTTCTGGTATGGGAGGGGTGGTGTTTTCCTCAGTTTGCGCCACCCCTTTTCCCTTCATAAATCTGCCACTACCGTGCTATATGCACCACCCATGCCTTTCAACGACATAGAGAAGCGTAGGGAAGCGAGCCGCAGACACTATGCGAAGCATCGTGAGAAGGTCATTGCCAAGGCAAAAGTGAACAGTAAGGCAGCTAAAAGCCGTATTCGTGCGTATATAAACAACCACCTCAAGGCCAACCCCTGTGTGGATTGCGGGGAAACGGACATCGTCGTGCTTGAGTTTGACCATATAGGTGACGACAAGCAGTTCAGTATATCAGATGCAACCCGTCACGGGTACAGCATAAAGAAGATAGCGACCGAGATAGCCAAGTGCGAGGTACGCTGTGCCAACTGCCACCGGAGAAAGACCTACGAGCGTGGTGGTTGGACACACAAAAATAATTAAACCTTTACACCTAGCGTGTTATGCGCTTATATACGCGCCTGCTCCCTCAAACCGGACGCTGCACACATGCCAGTTGTAAAACTCGAACCTAGTACCGACCACCCCATCCCGTACTCTACGGATGAGGATAAACCCGCCACCTTCATGGACGAGGTCGCTATTACGTCGATGACGGCAGAACTGCTTGAGCAGTTAGGTGCACCCCTAGAGGTAGACGAGGCGGACTTTGAGCGCGAGAAGAAGCTCATTAAAGGCGCTATCAAGGACAAGAAAGCATCAGCATTGCGTACACCCATGGCGGCAACGGCTGCTCGTGGGTTTTTGCAGGAATATGGCAAAAGTTTGGCCGTCGATGCTAACTTAGTGCGCACCGCCCTTACCAATAAGCTGCTTGAGATAGCAGATTGTGGCGATATTAAGTACGAGCTTAAGGCTATTGAGCTACTAGGAAAGCACTCGGATATCGGGTTGTTCACCGAGCGTAGCGAGATTAACATCAACTATAACAGCCCCGACGCACTCGAGAAGCAGATTAAAGAGCGCGTCAAGCGCCTGCTTAATGCTGACGTTATTGACGTCACCCCGTTGGGCATGGACCTCGACGAAGAGCTGGGGATTGCCCAGTTGGAGTACATCGAGGACGAAGAAGATGTACAGGAACCTGTACAGGATGAGGAGGATGAGGAGTGAGCATAAGCCTCGCCGACATCCCCAAGATATTACATAAGCTGCCGATACACGAGCAGGAGATACTGCTTGCTGAGCTTGAGAAACTTCAGGAGCTTAAGAGCCGCAAGCTGGCGCAGGATAGGTTCATCAAGTTCGTCGAGGCCGTGTGGCCGTCATTCATAGCGGGGAGACACCATGCAAAAATGGCAGATGCCTTCGAACGTGTCGCTCGTGGTGAGTGCAAACGGCTCATTATTAATATGCCACCGCGACACACTAAGTCGGAGTTCGCCTCTTACCTGCTCCCTGCATGGTTCCTCGGCAAGTACCCCGGTAAAAAGATTATCCAATGTTCCCATACGGCAGAGCTTGCGGTAGGCTTTGGTCGTAAAGTGCGAAACTTGGTGGACACGGAAGTCTACCATAACATTTTCCCCGACCTTTCGCTGGCCTCGGACTCTAAGGCAGCTGGCCGATGGAACACAAGCAAAGGCGGGGATTACTTTGCTATCGGTATTGGCGGTGCTGTGACCGGTAAGGGTGCTGACGTGCTCATCATCGACGACCCGCACTCGGAGCAGGAAGCGGCTATCGCCGAAGTTAACCCAGATATTTATGATAAGACGTATGAGTGGTACACATCCGGCCCTCGTCAGCGTCTACAGCCCGGTGGGGCTATCGTCATCGTTATGACGCGGTGGTCGAAGCGTGACCTGACCGGACAGATACTCAAGGATGCGCTGGCCAACGACAGCCTCGACGAGTGGGAAGTCATTGAATTTCCAGCAATTTTACCCAGTGACAAGCCACTATGGCCTGAGTTCTGGGAGCTGAGCGAGCTTGAGAAAGTTAAGCGCGACGTCCCTAACAGTAAGTGGATGGCGCAGTATCAGCAGAACCCCATCTCCGAGTCGGCTGCTATCGTCAAGCGCGAGTGGTGGATGGAGTGGGAGAGCGATAACCCGCCAAACTGTGACTTTGTGCTGCAGGTGTGGGATACGGCGTTCGAGAAGACCAGCCGTGCCGACTTTTCGGCATGTACGACGTGGGGTGTGTTCTACCACCCGGATGATAACGGTGAGACGCAGGCTAATATTATCCTGTTAAATGCCTTCCGTGACCGCATGGAGTTCCCCGAGCTGAAGAAGGTGCCCATCGAAGAGTATAAAGAGTGGCAACCGGACGGGGTTATCATCGAGAAAAAGGCATCGGGTGCGCCGCTCATCTATGAGATGCGAGCCATGGGCATACCGGTGCAGGAGTTCACTCCGACGCGGGGTAACGACAAGATTTCCCGTCTGAACGGTGTCGCAGATATATTTGCGTCTGGTCGGGTGTGGGCACCAGCAACGCGCTGGGCCGAGGAAGTCATTGATGAAGTTGCAGAATTTCCCGCAGGTAGCCATGACGACTTTGTGGATACTGTGTCAATGGCAATGCACCGGTTCCGACGTGGAGGTTATATCACTACTACGCTAGACGAACCGGACGAAATCCAGTATTTCAGATCAAATCGCAATCAGGGATATTACTAATGGTCAAGGCACTTTTTCCTATCGGCAAAACTCAGTGGTTAAAATGGTCTGACGACCAGCGCACAGCGTTCAACGAAGCGCGTGCAGCAGGCGTACCCTATATGGATGCTATTGCGTCAACTAACGCATTGAAAAAGAAGAAGAAAAACGTGCTCGACATCATCGAGGACGTAGCGGAAACCGCAGTTCGCGTAGCCGAAGTGGCCGCAGTGGTATCACCGGCGGTATCAGTCGCCAAGACAGTGGTTAAAGCCGCTACAAAGAAAGCGAAGTAAATGGACATCGACAAGTCGCTCAACCAAGCCCCGCTAGGTATGTCTCCGATGATGGAGATGGACGAGGGTCCTGACATTGAGATTGAGATTGAAGACCCTGAGAGTGTCAATATTGGCATCGACGGGATGGAGATTGAGATTGACCCTAGTGAGGACGAGGGCGACTTTAACGACAACCTAGCCGAAGACTTGGACGAAAGCGTGCTGACAGAGCTTGCTGGCGACCTGCTTGGCGAGTTTGACGAGGATATCAGCAGCCGCAAGGACTGGATACAGACCTACGTCGATGGGCTTGAGTTGCTGGGTATGAAGGTCGAAGACCGCACAGAACCTTGGCCCGGAGCCTGTGGTGTGCATCACCCACTGCTGTCCGAAGCTGTCGTAAAGTTCCAAGCCGAGACTATGAGCGAGACATTCCCAGCCCAAGGGCCGGTGCGTACGCAGATTATCGGTAAAGAGACCAACGAGAAGAAGGACGCCGCGCAGCGCGTCCAAGAAGATATGAATTACCAGTTGACCGATGTGATGGTCGAGTATCGCCCAGAACATGAGCGCATGCTGTGGGGGTTGGGCCTTGCAGGTAACGCGTTCAAGAAGGTGTATTTCGACCCGTCACTCGGTCGTCAGGTATCTATGTATGTAGCTGCGGAAGACGTAGTTGTGCCTTATGGCGCGTCCAGCTTGGAAGTCGCTGAACGCGTCACCCATGTGATGCGGAAGACCCCGAACGAGCTTAAGAAGCTCCAAGCGTCGGGTTTCTACCGTGATATCGACCTACCAGACCCCGTCAACTCGATGGATGAGGTAGAGCAGAAGATTTCAGAACAACTCGGCTTCCGCGCCGAGACCGATGACCGGTACAAGCTGCTGGAAATGCACGTCGATATCGTCATTGAGGACGATAAATACCGCGACGACGAGGAGAACGAGCTTGGTATCGCCCTTCCATACGTCGTTACCATAGACAAAGAGACCGAAACGGTCCTATCCATTCGCCGTAACTGGAACCCAGATGACAAGAAAAAGCTTAAACGCAACCACTTCGTACATTATTCGTACGTTCCGGGCTTTGGCTTCTACGCTTTTGGCCTTATTCACCTTATTGGTGCTTTTGCTAAGTCTGGTACCAGCCTTATTCGTCAGCTTGTCGATGCTGGTACTCTATCTAACCTACCGGGCGGCTTCAAAACTAAGGGCTTGCGTGTCAAGGGAGACGACACACCTATAAGCCCTGCGGAATGGCGCGATGTGGACGTAGCGTCGGGTACGATGCGCGACAATATCATGCCGCTGCC